TTTTAAAGGGAAATATGATTTTCAGAAATCATTTAAGAAAGCAAATATTTTAAGCAATCATGAATCATATGAAATAGAAATTGAATATGTCGGTATGGAAAAAGGTAAAGTTTCTGGAATTACCGCCATTGATAATCTTTATGAAGACTTTAAAAAGGAAAAGAACTTTCATTATCCCGTATTACAAGAGGGAAATATCTACGACCCTCTACGTTTAGGAATAAATACTGAAATATTTGAAGAAGTATCGACATTTGATAGTGAATTAGAATATGGGATGAGCCCTAGATTTGATCCTGGAGAAAATCCGATTTTATATATGAATTATAATGAATCATCCAAGAGATATTCTCAAGAAGATTACAGAAAACTTATAGGGAAATCAACTATGATAAGAAGGTCATATTTTAAAGAATTTGGTATTGATATGAAAGTTTTCAATACACTAATGGAGTATTCTAAACGTAATATATTTCATGCTGTTATTTCTGACATTGTTGAGAAAATTGATGAAAAGACAGATAAATATATAGAAACAGAAGCAATTGTTTCAATTTATCCAGAAATAGGAAATACCAATAAACTATTTGTTCCTCTAAAATATTTAATTGGGGGATACTTTGAAATAGTAGAAGACAAAATAAATCAGTTAAATAGACGTGTAGATCTCTTTGAATATATGGACGATGATGGTAATATTGATCTTGTAGAACAGTTACCAGAATTATCTCTTAAATCTTCTGAAGATCCAACTTATGCTCCTGGTTCACCTCAAGTCAGCGATGAAGATCCAACTTATGCCCCTGGTTCACCTATGGTCAGTGATGAAGAACCAACTTATGCTCCTCAATCTCCAAGATATGATTCAAACAGTCAAAGTGGTGGAGCACCAAAAAAAGCTGAAAACTCACTTGCGATGAAACTTTTTGAAATTTTAGAAGAAACGGTCATTCATTTATCAAAAATAATATATGATACAGATGATCTTATGTCTCATAAACTAAAAGATGACTTGATTTATGATTATCGTAAGTTAACTGGTCAAAGGGCTAAATATTTTACATTTATGGGTCCACAACCCGTAACTCTTAATATGGATAGTTTAGATATTAGGAATCCAGGATCTATTCTCGTTGATTTTGCTGTTACTGAGAAAGCAGATGGAGAAAGGTATGAACTAATGATAAAAAATGGTTCTGGTTATCTTATTAATGCGAAAAAAGAAATTATTGATACTGGATGTAATTTCTCTAATATAAAAGGAGAGTGGTTGTTTGATGGAGAATATATTACAAAAGATAAATACAATGAACCTATGAGATTATTCATGATATTTGATGTTTACTGGTGTACTATTGATGGTATAGGTATTCCTAAAGAAGCACATACATTACCTTTCATCGCCAGAGATCCAGAAGATAAACGTTCCAGAAAATATATCCTAGATTACTTTACAGATAATGTAGATATTGTTGGTAAGACAAAAAACACAATTGAATGGAGAGGATATACACCCGAAGGAAAGCCTCTCAAAAGAATTGAATGTCCCACAGATATAAGAGTAAAATCTTATGATTTTGGATATCAGACAGAATCTGTTGAAGAAAAGATTGATTCTAAAAATATTGGAAAAGATAAATATATTCAAATCTTTAAATCATCTAGAAAAATTCTAAAGAAAGATAAAGAAGGTCATTTTCCTTATAGGATTGATGGACTTATCTTCCTTCCAACAAGATTATCTGTAAGGGGTTCACTAGAAAATGTTAATTCTTCAAAGATATCAGGAACATGGACTTACAATTATAAATGGAAAGAAGCGAAAGAAAATACAATTGATTTTCAGATAAAAGTTAAAAAAGATATTAAAAAAGGAGAAGTAAAAGAAGTTATACAAAATTATGTAGATAAGAATGATGGTAAGCGCAATCTAGGAGAGTATAAAACTGTTGAACTATATGTAGGATACAAAGAAATTGATGATGAAAATGTAGATTATTGTTTCAGAATTATGGATACCTTTGTTAAATCCACTGATACGATTCAAAAGTTCAACATCAATTCTGAAGAAGAAAAATATAATGAAACAAATATACCGCTCGTAAATGGTAAAATGTTATGTGATAATTTTGAAAAAACAGAAATAAATGACGGGGATCTTGTTGAAATGAGATTCAATCCAAATTCTAAAAATGGTATGTATTGGGAGCCTATTCGTCTAAGAAAAGATAAACTTAAACCCCAATACTTCTTATCTGCGAACAATATTTGGAAAACTATCAAAGAACCAATCACAGAAGAAATGATAACTGGTAGTGAATTAATTAAGAAAGAAACTTCTATCGTGGAAAAGGGAATGTATTACATAAACAATGATGATGATTTACTAGTTGATTCTCTACCACTTAGAAGATTCCATAACTACATAAAATCTAGATTAATCTCTGGTGTTTGCTCATCTATTAGAGGAAGATTAAAAATAATGGATTTATCGATTGGAAGAGGTGGTGATATAGGTAAATATTTAGAAACCCACAATGTTAAGTTCCTATATGGTATTGATATATCTAAAAATGTAAATGAAGCATGTAAAAGGTTTTACACATCAAATAATAAAGAATGTAAGCCTCTCATTGTAAGAGGTGATACAAGTAAAAATATCCAAAACTTAGAGTTTACTGATATTGATGGGATATCAGAAAGTGAAAAAGAACATAGTGAAATAATGACTAACATCATTTATGCTAAGGAAACGCCGATTCCTAAAAAATACATTGATATAAGACAAAGATATTTTGGAATAGGTTCAGATGGATTTGATATTATAAGTTCTCAGTTCTCAATGCATTATTACTTTGAAAATAAAAGAACATTTGAAGGATTTATAAGAAATCTTAAAGAAAATATAAAGAAAGGGGGTTATTTTATAGGGACATGTTATGATGGTAAGAAAATATTTGAATATTTCAAAAAGTTAGAAGATGAAAGAATAGCCATGGAAGAAACTAGTGAAGAAAGTGAAGAAGAAACGAGCGAAGAAACGAGCGAAGAAATTCAAGATGAAGAAGATGAAGAAGATGATACACCTCGTATGATGTTCAAAGATGTAAAGGGCAATATTGTTTACAAAGTTGAAAAGAAATATGATGTTGATAATTTTGATTATAATCAAGAAGATGATAGAAATATGTTTGGTCAAGTAATTGATGTTTATATGGATTCTATTGGACAAGTGGTTCCTGAATATTTAGTTAATTTTGACTTCTTTGTGAAAATAATGGGTGAAAATGGATTTAAACCTGTCGTTCCAACAACTGTTCAAAAACGCTATTCTTCTATATTCCGTAAAGATAACTTTGATGATAAAAATATTGGTAGCTTTAAAAATATTATAGATAAGATACCCGAAATTGAAAAGACTGATCCAGAATTAAATGAAAAATTTTATCCAAGTAATCAGATGAATGGTAGATATTCTTTAAAACATCCATTATATACACTAAGTTCATTTAACAATTACTTTGTCTTTCAGAAAAGAGATTAAATAACTATTTAAAATAAAGAAAACTTTTAAATATATGAAAAACTATATCATAAGTAACGAGCATGTCAAAGAATTCAAGTGTTTTGATAAGTATAAAGAAATAGTTTATCCTAAAAAAAATGAACTAATGAAGATTAAATGTGAAATTGATAAGATACCTTCTAGAAAATGGGAGAAGTCTAAAAAATCCATCAATAAATATGAATATATATACACTTCTTCCAGAAGAAACAGGAATATTTGTAGTATTTTACCCGTGAGTAGATCATATTTTAAACTTTACGAAATAATGAAAGATATTATTAAGGTAGAAAATGAAGGCATTGCGGGTTGTATTGCTGAGGGACCTGGTGGGTTTATACATTGTATTAATGATAATACAAATATCGATGTTCATGGAATAACATTAATATCTAAAACAGATAAAAACATACCTTTTTGGAATCAACAGATAATAAATAATAAAAAAAATAACCTTTGTTTTGGGAAAGATAACACTGGGGATATTTATAAACTTGAAAATATAGAAGATTTTATATCATCACTGGATGGTAAATTATGTAAACTTGTAACAGCAGATGGTGGTTTTGATTATTCGGGTAATTATAATTCTCAAGAAAAAGATTCATATAGACTCCTTTATTCAGAAATATACTTGGCCATTAATATACAAAAACAAGGAGGGTCATTCGTAATAAAATTTTTTGATTTATTCAATTATAAAACTATACAACTCATATATATACTGTTCATGTGTTATAGAAAGATAAACATTTTTAAACCAATTACGAGTAGGTTGTCTAATTCTGAAAAATATATTGTTTGTGATGGATTCCTAGGTTCTAATCGTGAAATAATAGAAAATATGAGAAAGCATTATGAAACGGGTAAATTATATATTTATGTACCAGATTCATTTATAAAAGAAATATTAGAATATAATGATAAATTCACGACCCTACAAATAAAAACAATAAGAGAAATAATCAGTAAGTCAAATGAAGATTGTGATATCAATCCCTCTAAAGAACAACTTGAAAATGCGAATCAATGGTGTATCAATTATGGATTACCTATTAATACAAATTGTATTTATAAAGCATAATTTTTTTTCATATCTAAAACACTTTGTGGTTTAGAATCAAGATTGTAGCCTTCTGTTTCTTTTTCTCCATAATCCCATACATTGTATGTATTTCCATTAAAACTAAATACATCTTTAGACATAACATTTGTATTTATATTTTTATCATCACCTATACTTAATAGTAACTGGTTTTTTTCTGGATCTTCTATCAGTCTTGGTGGAATTATCTGTAATTTGTTATTAAATTCACATTTTAATTCTCCATTTTCCATAAAACATTTTTCAGGAATCATATCTTTAGATTTATATGATGTAATATCTACAAATTCTTTATTACTATTAAAAAAAGCACCTGTATCTGTCTTTTCATCTTTTATATGTGATGTGTGATATTTGGTATTTTTAGATACATTTTCATCGGTCCATGCTTTTTCATAATCAGAATCAATCGGTTTTTCTTCACAATTTACATTTGAATCAGATGGCTCCATATGATCTTTTAAAACAACTTTAACTTCTCCTACATAGTATCTATTAAACAAATAGATAGCTAGAATAATAATAATTATATATAAGTATACTTTATTCATCTATATATTATAATAATAAATTAATTTAATCAATGACCGTTTTGCTCATATCTTAAACAACTAGGTTGATCATAACTTGAACATTCCATTTCCGTACATACATCTGTATTTCCTCTATTAACTATACAATTGTTACACCCATCATACCAAATAATACATCCATTAGGTATACGTGTTTCGTCTATTTGAGGAGATATTAAATCATATCTTATATTTCTTTCTGTCCATGATCTTTCTGAAGTAACACCATAAGTATTTGACGTCTTACCTTGAACATTAAGGACGACGGTCGGATTTGATTTTTCTCTTACAGTAATTTGAGCTAACAAGTATTCTTCGCCATCTACTATTTTTTCTTCTGGATCCATTAAAAAAACGGCACCATTAGTTACATCCATGCTTTTTTCTTCACTCCAATCTTCAAAATCTATTCCTATAGAAGATAGATAATTATTATTATCACCATCAGATAAACCAATTGTTAACCATGAATCATATTTTGTATCTGGATATGTATTTTTAATAAATGGATTTACCCCTCCTAGATTACTACCATAGTTTAAAGAACTTTGATACGCGGGAGGTAAATGTAGTGGTTCCTGATCAATATCTCCATATAATGCATATAAATTTTGAATATTCATATTTGGATTTGTTACTACAGAAAGTCTAAATGTAGTATAACCGTCTATGCCATCGCGATTACAATTTGTCATTTCTGTTAATTTAGGACACAAATATGTGTACCCTTCACATGAAGGTTGTTGTAAAGGACATATTGCCCCTGAAAAGATACTTTGTATAAAATTAAAAAGGGTAAAAATTGATAGCTTCATTTTATAACTATAATATGTTTTTATCTTTAAACATTTCAAATGTAAAATACTCCTTAAAAACTTTTAGCAATATTGAACTATCATCATTGGAATACAAATCATATTCTTCTTCGATATCTGATTTAAAAAAACTGAAATATGGACATTCTTTTTCTGTAAATTCGCGAACTATAAAATTATCTTTTATAAAAATTTTCCCATCTTCTGTATAATTATAAAACTTACCTTCTTCATTTACGGTGACTACAACATTTTTAATATAATATTTTTTTTCTCTATATTTAAAATCTAGTGAATATTTTTTTAAAAACATGTCTTTTTGAGACAATGATATTCGGATATCATAAATATTTTCACCTTTATCTTTTGAAAATTTTATGAAAGAAAACATTTTTATTTATATATCGGTTATTGTTTATAAGTAGTTAACCAAAAGTATTTTCACTTGTGTAAACAATATATAGAAACCCATCATCGTCTTTTTGTGTTTCATATATTTCAGAAATTAGAGTATTTGAACTTTCTAGAACACTATTTACAGTTACAAATAATGCTTGACTTGACTCTAACTTAATACGTTTCCTAATAATGTAAACAAATTGACCTAAATTCATGTCTTTTGGAACGAGATACTTACATTTATCAATTGTTGGTATTTTACAATCTTTATATTTTTCAACAATTATAGGAATTCTATCCGGATATTTGTTTTTTATGTTTGTAGATTCAGATAATCTTTTATTGTAATCGTTTTTCTTTTTAAATTCGTAGTCCATATAACATAATATATATTTTTTTTACACCTTTGAAATATTTAAGGATTATTTACATTTATTTAATATTATTAAAAAATGAAGTTGATTAGAATTAATAGTGATGGAACTATGAATGATATCACTATTGATAGTAAATTAAATAAGAAAACATTATCAAAAAGTCTTACTAAGAACAGTATTTCAAAAGGCGATGGAGATATAAATTTACTTTATAAATGGAAAGTTCAAGGTAATTGTGATTTACTATGTTATGGCTGGTATGATGGTCAGGCTGGTTTTGAAAATAAACACGATCTACCTCCTTCGGGTATAAGTGACTTTATTGATGATGAAGATGATTCAGATAAAAAATTATTATTTGGAGATATATTTATTTTGCTTCAATATAGTGATAAATTTATGGATATTGATGTGACTTCCTACGCTAATTACTATGAACTTTTATTTGATGGTTTTGATGATTGTAATACTAGCGACGATGATATTTCTGAAGAAGAAAATGAAGAAGATAAAGAGTTTATTAATGATGATACAGATGAATGTTCAGATAGTGATAGTTCATATAACTCGGTAGAAGAATTAGACATAGATGGAAATAATTATACTGACGAAAGTGATTATGATAGCGAATGTGAAGGAGAAGAAGATACTGATTAAATTATTTAAAATTTGATTTAAATATAAAATATATTGAAAAGATAAATATGGGGAAAAGCTTTTCTAATCGTGATGATTCAAAAAGAAATATGATGGTTTCTTTCATAAATAACTCTATTGATGATATGAAAATATCTCGTAAAATAGAAAAAGGAATCTATAACTATGTTATTTCTATTTCAAAAGAAAAAAATATTCAAAGATCATGGGAAAATACAATGTTTATAAATCTTTATCGTTCAAAGGTTTTGTCTGTTTATTCTAATCTAGATAGTAAAGCCTATATTGGAAACACACAATTGTTACCAAGTATTAAGAGTGGGGAGATAGATCCTGAAAAAGTTGGTTCTCTAAGTGTTTATGATATCTTTCCTGATAACTGGAAAGAATTAATGAATATTAAATCTAAAAGAGATAAGATTAAATATGAATTGAAGCCTGAAGCTATGACGAATCTATTTAAATGTAGAAAGTGTGGAAGCCGTGAAACATCATATTATGAAGTTCAAACACGTTCAGCGGATGAACCTATGACACAATTTATAACATGTTTATCATGTAATAATCGTTGGAGACAATAAATAAATTAAACATTATCTAATCCTACACCGTCTGAAACACGTGTTATTTTACATACTTCTCCTGAACATTCTTGTTGATATTTTGTTTTTGGAATCAACATCTTATAGCAACTATCACACGAATACTTAGATTCGTAGCCACTACGTTCATCATCCATTAGTTTATCAGCGTTATTGATAAGCATTTGTCTATATGTGTAGCTATTCATACCATTCGACATGAGTAGATTATTTACGCAACTTGAATTATAGTTGGTGATAAATCTACCATCCGACATTCTAGCAGGAAATTCCTTTACATTATCCATAGCATCCATTTATATATTAATAATATATTTTATTTTACTGATTATCCATAATACGATTAATTAGTATGGTTTTATTTCCAGAGTGTTGAAGTCCTAGATTTTTACAAATTACCTTCAACTCATTGACCGAAAAACTTTCATCAACAACTATTTTTTCTTTTTCAAAATCATCATTAGCTGGTATTTCTTTAAAATCTATTTCTTCCCCTTCAGTTTCACCACTTTCGCTTTCTTCCTCTTTTACATCTGAATCCATTTCATCTTCATTTGATTCTTTATCATCTGAATCTCTTTCATCGTTTTCATCTTCATCTTCATGATTAACATTTCCTCCATCAATCATATTTTCTTCCGTGTCAAAAGTTAATTCTTGATCTCTACTTATCTGTTCAATGATTTGTTCACTTTCATCGCCCATCATTTGATACATCATGGGTTGATTAGGAAACATGGTGTGTCCAAAAACCATCCTCTCTTCTACCCCTTCACCGTCTATCTCTTCAATGTATTCATCTTTTTTATTTAATGTTTCAATTATGTTCTCTTTAATAAACTTTTCGTGCTCATTATTCATTTGCCATTCTTCTACTCTTTCAGATGATTGCTGGGGTTGTTCTAAAATAGGTGTATTTTGTACTGAAAAGTTTTCTTTTTCTTGTTGGATTTTTTGAACTTCTAAATCTATATTTTCCACCTTTTTAGATTCTTCGTTATGATACTCCAATACTTTTAGTCTTTCTTGTAGCTTTTTCAACTCCAAGTAACCAAAACATACAATGGCGATTACTAAAAGAGTTAAAAATATAACTGGAAGGTTTGTTTCTAATTTTAATTGCATTATTATTGTTTTAAATATAATAAACTCCTAAAATAAACTTAAAAATTTTTATTTTTTTATTATATATAACATATGGACTTTTTGAATTATAACATGGATGGAGAAATAAAACCAATGATATTTGATATTTTAAGGTTAGTAACGATGCAAGTTTTAGTTCAGTTTTTAGTTTCTATCAACAATCCTAAATCAAGTTTTATTACAGGCGAATTTATTCAAGTAACACTATTTTTGATACTATCTTTAATGGTATTCTGGATGGTAATTTACAAATTTATAAACAAAAATAATGTTATTGAAAATATATTAAAGAATAACTAGACATCTAATAGATTATAATGGATAATAAAGAAAAACCAAAAAAGAAAAGAGGGAGAAAGCCCAAGAAAGAAACACAAAAAAAGGAAGAGCCTAAAAAGACTATATCGAACAATATGATTATAAAGCTTAATCATGTAGTAGAGGAAAATAATATAGTAAAACCCTATACTGATGAACATTTTCATTTTACTGAACAACCAAAATGTAGTTCTATATGTTGGAATTGTTGTCATTCTTTTGAAGAAATGGTCCATGGTTTACCTTTAAAATATGTATCAGGTATATTTTATACATATGGTGATTTTTGTTCTTTAGAATGTGCTTCAAGATACGCACTTGAATATTTTGATAATTACCATGAAATAATTTCAATTGTAAAATTGTATAACAATGTTAGCAAAGGTACAATTGATTCTGTTGTATCTTTGGCACCTAATAAATTACTACTTAAAAAATTTGGAGGGACTATGGATATTGAAGAATATAGAAAAGGATTTTCAGATAAAAATATTCATGATATCAAAATACCACCAATATTACCTATAAAACATACGATTGATACACACGAAATAAATAGTTCAAATAGTAAGAGTAACTTAAAATTATATCGTAAAAAACCCCTCGCTTCAGAAAAAAAGAGTATAACGAACTCAATGAATTTAAAGCTGGGGTGTAAAATATAGTTGAATTCCATTCATTATTATAATTGAATTTACAATATTTGTCGTTAAAAGATGTTTCTTATCAGTTATAAACTCTTTTAAAAACATATTTAAATTTTCAGGTGTTATTTTATATTCAGGTTCTCTTAATATATCAGTTGTTCCCTTTATCTTATTTATTTTATATGTTCTCAGATAGAGAAAGTTATATATATTTTTCAACTTAAAATCCACCATACTATTCAGAAGATCATAATACTTTTCAATATCAATATTATAATATTTTATCAATGAATCAAGGAAGTCATATTTAAAATTGTTTTTATTATCAATTATTTTCAACCATTGAGGCTCTATATTTAACACAGAAGACATATTAATATTATTAAGGATTATTAAAAAAAGAAATAAACTTAAAAGAAATCGGCATTATTATATTTATTTTTAGGATCTCTTGGTTCAGGTCCATAAAATACTATTTCTTTATTGTGAATATGGGGATTTTCTTCCCATTTCTTATTTAATCTAAGTGATAGATTGTATAAAAGGGTATGACCTTCTTTATAAAGTTCTCTTATGTATCCACTCATTAAACTTAAATCTTTATTATTTTGAAAGTCCCCATATTCCATTCCTTCAATGTATTTTCTTTCTTTTGATTCTGGTAACATACTCATAAAAATATTACATGATTTCTTCAAATAAAAATGAGCATTTTCAAAATATTGGGTATAATTATAGAGTTCTTCAGATTCTAGCTTATTTAAAGTTTTTATGAATTTTACCCACATATTATAGCCATCATTATACTTGTAAGGGGTTTTCTTTTTAAAAGTTTCTATTTTGTTTAAAATTCCTTCAATTTTATTGTTATAGTTTTCATCTCGTGACCTTTTCTTGAAGAAAAATTTATTTGTTTTTTTCATCGCTGTATCATAATATACAAAGAATAAAAGTATGAATATCATTACGACAACCTTGTTTACATCTAAATAAATCAATGTATAAAAAATAATACTTACAAAAAGTATTATTAGTAGTGTTTTACTATCCGCTATATTTATTCTTGGAAGATTAATCATTCTTTCTAATTATATTAATAAAATATAAAATTATTGAGATAATAAATAGAGTTATACCAATATACAGTATATTATTCTCCTCTTGAAGGTAAATCATAAATGCCATTATATATCTTTTGATGTTTGTAATCATCCCTTCATTATTGTATGTATATCCAAATTCTATGTCTACTTTATGTAGTGCTTTTAAAAATCTGTCGTCAAAATTATTGAGGACCATTGAAGTATTTTCAAAAAGCTCGCCAATGGGTATACTCATAATTCCTCCATCAGTATGCTTTTCTACTTTTTTATCGATTACTTTTTTATCTTTTTCAATTGGGTAATATATTTCATTTGATATATATCCTAATAATTCTTTATCACCATTCTCTAATTCAAAAACTTTAGGATCCATTTCAGGATTACGAACATCAATAATAGATTCATCTAAATCTTCATCGCGATTTATCTTTGCATTATTCATAACTTCTGAAAAAAATCTTGAATCATATTCGCCAACACCCATATTGTTGATAGAATTACCAGTTGGTGGAATACCTAAATTTTGTAGGACGCGGTATCCTTCTTCCGAATCATATTCTCTATTCATCGCAAACCCCTCGTCATTTACTCTTTCTTCAATATTTGGGTCATCCATATATATATTTTATATATTTTAAATATAATTTATCAACTGGACATTACCCAGAAACATTCTACGACAACAATATTTATGAAGTTCTAGTTCATCAAGTATTTCTCCTTCAATTGACTTTTTTATACTACCATCATCTTTAATATCAATGTATTGTATATCTATTTCTGAATCAACTTTTTCTTTTGAAGCTGATTTACGTTCATTCAATGTTTCTACAAAATAACTCCACTTGTCTCCAACAGGTGTTCCACACGTAAAGCATCTTGGAGGAATCAACATTTATAATTATACTATATATTAATGTTTAAATTAATGTTTAAATTATTTTTATAACTTCTTTCAAATTTAATAAATACATACTATTTAAATGAACATTAATACAAATTATGTAACTTATTATAATATGTTTTATAATGCCCTTTTCACAGAAAATAAAAACAAAAAAATAATATTAGAACCCATATCATGTATAGTTAAATTAATACTCTTAAATTACAAAGAAAATGGGACAAAAATTTCTATCTTAAACAATTCAATTGATTTTTATGAACCATCACAATTTCAAGGGTTATTAAGAAACCTTAATGGTGACAGAAGAGAAGACCTACATAATTTATACAATCCTATTATAAAATCACTTGAATGGTATCCTCCGAGTGAAGGAGAAATATATAAGGATTTCTATACGAAATGTAAAAGTGGTATTGAAAAATTAATATCTTCTTATGATCAAGAATCAACAATATCTAGAACACTTGAATTATATTGCAAGCTTTTAACTGATTCGTTAGAATCAGAAGATATTGAAAAGGGATTAAATGATAGTGAAAAATATCCTTCACCTCTCTTAGATAGACTCAAAGGTTTCTGGAAAAAAGAAGAAATAGATTTAATTTATAGTTTACTACAGATTATTGAAAATAGTAGTAATGATATTGAAAAAAATACATATATAGAAAACGTAATTAATACAGTTTCTATGAAAGAAAAAAATTTAGCAAATTTTATAGAAACAACAACAACAACTTACTAACCTAATTTAGGAAATTCTGTGTCGGATTCAATATTAAAACTAGTATTATCCAAAGGCTTATCCCCATTAGTTTCTCTATATTTTTTTAAATTTAGAGTTTTACTGGTATTTTTAAAAGGGGTATAATCAGTCACAAGATGGAATGTCAAGTTTATTTCACCTTTAATTCCAAATTTATCAAGTTCATATCTATCAAATGTTCTAGGAAGAATACCTGGTTCAACATTAAATTTTCCAAGTACTCTCATAGGTTTCTCTATCTGAAAATCAATATCAATATAAGATGTAATACCGTATAATTCTTTGATTTTTTCTTTTAAACTTTCAATAGTAACATTAGATGTGATTTTTAATGTTTTATTTACATCATCTTTACTAACTATAAAGTTAACACCACTCATATTCGCTTAATGTATCTTTGCGATTACTTTTTAAGTATTTATCTACGCTTCTTTCCACTGCGCTTTGATCCACGACGCTTGGAGCTTCTTTTCTTTCCTTTTGATCCTCTCTTCTTCTTAGAAAGTTCTTTTTCATCTAAGCGAATCGCACCAAACTCACCCTTCTTAAAAGTCCAACCAGCGTTCTTTAAATTCTGATTCTTCTTTGCTGAGCGAGAAGCACGCTTGGACTTGATACGACCATTCTTCATTACTAAATCTACCTTCTTCAAACCACCGGAAGTTCTATCAGCAGTTCCATGCCAAACCTGTGCCCTTGTTCCTACAACCATTATAATATATAATACATTTTTTTTCTATATACATTGTAAATTTGATATATTTTTTTTGTTTGTTAAAAACAAACAAACAAAATGTCTTGTATGAAAAGAAGAGGAGACAAAAAAGTAAAGAGGTATCGTAGAAATTCTGTTCACCCACATCCAATGGCTTCTCAAAAAGTTGACACTAATTTCATGGAGAACTTTTTAAGGGAGTCAATGCACTGTGGGAATTGTAGAAAGGTATTTAGTCTAGGATCAAACGAGCTAAAGATACATTGTAATATGTGTAATGAATTCTTTCACTGTGGTATAGCTGGAGAATGTATTGGGGAAGATTGTATGATAAAAGATGATCGCGGGAGATATAAGCACCGTGCCAGATACTGTAATGGATGTGTCAAAGAAATTTATAATGCTGAAACATGCTTGTGTAATAGTTGTGGATCTAAATGATATAATTGAATATCATCTTATTCATATTATCGAATGTTCCTTTTGAAATACCTAAAATAATTACATATTTATCCTTCCTTATATTATTATGAATCTTCATGAAAACTTCAGAATATTCTTTTATTTTTTTTAAACTATCATAACTTTCTATTTTCTTTTTCTTATATGTTTCCATAGTAGACTTGAAGTCTACATCACATATAAGAGCAGATACCTTTTTTATAAAATGTTCTTCTCTCCTATTTTCACTCAAACTATATAATTCTTTTTCTATATTAAAAAGGTTTAATCCAAAATAACATGCGTTCTTGTAAAAACGCAAGGCCCATAGAAGTTTTCTACCTTCTTCATTCATTGTAGCGTTATTTATTTCTTCATGTTTTCTTTCAGGATTTATCATATTTGTAAATAAGCATTTAGTATCTATTGGCAAAGCTTTATAGTTATCATATATGGAGCGATTACTACCAACTATATTTGGATGACCTGACTTCATAAGTTTCAAGTAATCTATATCTCCAAAAAAGATTATATTGCCTTGAGTATCTTTACCCCTCCGTCCAGCACGTCCGGACATTTGTAAATACTCATCCTGTGTGAAACAGTTTCCGTTTGTTTCGAGAAAACATGAAGTTTTTACTGGAAGATCAATACCCAAACAAAGAGTTTTATCAGAAATAACAATTCCAATTTCTTTTTTTGATAGTAGCTTTTGAAGTTGCCAATTATATTCATCTGGCATACTTTCTAGATATACACCTATTCCACGCTTTAACATTTGAAATAAAGGACTCTCATATGGTATCTTGATACCAAGTGTTTTTTTTATTTCACGACGGACTTCTCTAATAGTATCACCAGACATTGCTTCTTTTGATGTTGTGAAAATAAAATCACTATGCTTGGCAAAAACATCCTGTGGACCAAAATAAGGATTTACAATAAAATTATTCATTTCTTTCATGAGATTTTTTTCCTGAATACTCTTAACCCTTTGTAATGTTTCTTCATTCTTTCTCACATCATTCAACTTTGATTCATAATAGGATAAAACTTTTGTTGTAAATTCACGTTTTTGTTTTTTATCAAAATTATCCATCTTTTCTTTGATTTCATATCGTGCATTTGTAGATGTTACCTTTAGATTGTCACGATAAGTTTCCCTTTTATCCATAGCTTCACGATAAAGTTCTTCTTTCTTCTCAAGAATATCATAATGATATGGATATTCTTCTAATTCCTTTGTATCTAGATATTCATATATATTATTAAAGATGTTCAGACATTCTCTTTCATTTGTATGAAACATAATCATTGGAAACATCTTTCTTTGTTTTGTTTCTCTTATAAATGATATAATATCTTTGTTTATATCCTTCTTTTCTTTGAAAGTATTAAATACTTCTTGTATTTCGGAAGGATAATCTTTTGATAAACTTATCATCTTTTCTTTCAATACTCTTTCATAGTCCCTACAATCATTAAGAGATAACATCCCCTTACCTTTAAAATATTCATCTGGTGATATTGAATCTAGCATTTCACCATCTTCATCAATATCGTCAAAAATATTATAAATTCGGTTCCAAAGGACAGAACAATCATTCGGTGTAAAAGACAAACTATTATCTAAATAGTTATCATTTACATTTTCGTAAGCACAAAGAGGATGAAGCTTCTTGAGTCCTTCATTCTTCCAAACCCACCTTTGATGATTAATAAAACGTTGGTTGTATTCAACGTAATTTATTTTTAGATTTGGATTTATAACCTTCAATTTATCAACTAGATAATCTATATTCTTAATTGTAGCTGAAAGGGCTAAGAAATTACACTTTAAAAGTTTTATCAGATTTTCATATATGTCCCCATCTTCACTCTTATTTACATTATGTATTTCATCAAAAACAGCATAATCAAATGTTGTACCTAAACGTAATAGTGAATTTTCAATCTCATTCGGTGTTCCAATAAAAATATTTGTCTGTGGACTATAGGAAAAATGAGAAATATTATCAAGGATAAAGTGAACCTTATATCCCATATTCACAAAATGTGCTCCAACCTGATAAGCAACAGGTTTTGCCGGACAAACATATATGATCTTTTTATGAAGAATACCCGCTGACATAGCTACCCAAGATTTTCCAGCAGATGTAGGGGCTTTTACAACAACACTCTGTCTTTTAGAAACGTAATCTATAACGTCTTTTTGCCAATCATCAAACACCTTTTCTCTATCATTCCAATGATCGAGTGGTTTTAGAAGGTTTCCCATCTTTTCCATCATAAAATCTTTTTCATCACACTTTTTGAGTGTTTTTTCAATCTTTTCTAATATTCTATCCTCATCTACGAAATCATTTTCTTTTAATTCATAAAAAAGTATGATAATATATTTCATATAAGTTTTCTTATCTTCATTCCAAAGAGTTTTAAGAAGCTCGTATTTAAATTTTACTTTCCCCACTTTTGATTTAAATTTCTTAAGATGATTGAATGGGTCATTCTTATCTAAAATCTTCAAGAAATAATCAACCCGAGTAATATCATCTTCAATATCTTTAATTTCTCTCTTTTCATTTTGTTTTTGAATAATCAAATCCTTCTTTTTAACATGTGTTTTACCCTTCTTGCTTTTTTTAGTTACTTTTTCATCTAGTTTATGTTTATCTCTATCTTCAATCATATGTTTTATATTTGTATTTACATCGGCAGAAAGATCTCGCAGGAATATAGAGAGTTCCTGTTTTTCAATCTTTTGCCTAGTTAGAATATCCATAAATATGTTGTGACTACATATATATATGCTTTTGTTTTTAAGTGTCTTTTAAAAGTGCGATTTTCAATATTAAAAATTTAACATATTGAGGGACCATACCTAAAGGAAGATTTACACTTCTTCTATCTAAACACTCCTTACCATCAACTAATTTAAGTCCCTGCCCTACTTCTAATAAAGAGAATATAGTTTTATTTAACATAACCACCTCATTTATATCTATATCATTTTCATTTACATCTTGATTATTTAAATTTAAAAATATTTCTTTATATTTTTTCATTATTATATTCAGAGAATTTATTTCATCTATTTCAGAATCTCCATCATAATCATCATAAAGTTCTTTAAATAAAGTTATTCTTTCATGTGGATCGTCGGGATTTTTACCATATAATGCCATATCTATAAAACGCTCTATAGTGTCTTTTTTACCCTGATTTTCATCTATTGTTACATTGAATGTTAATACATTATGTGGGGATTCTATTATTTTTCTTCCTAATTTATGTCTTCCAATATCAAGATGACTATAAAATCTATCTTTAAATAATGTTTCTACTGTTTCAACCATATCAAACACGCGACATGTAAATAATATATATAACCCTTTTCCAAGTTTTTTTATTAAATCACTTAATTTTATAGTTGTCTTCACACTATCAGGTATGAAATGGATTATTTCTTCTTTCACCCTTTCTACATCTGTTAATGCTCTACATGTTAATTTATTAAATGTAATGATAGCGCAATTAATATCAGGATATCTCTCACTGCAACCGTCACCATCAAAAGTTATAGTAGTTTCTGGGAAGATAGTATTTTCTTTATGTAACTTATACTCGTAGTTAAATGCATCGTTATATTCATCTTTGTCGATGTATTTACCCCTATCTGAAAATCCGGCTAATATTTCATCCATTTCAACTGTTTTTTCTTTTCCCCTTTCATCATCTTCTTTGAATAAACTTCCACCACTTAGATATAGTTCTAATATTGATTCAAGGTGACTTTTATCTGTTTCTCCTCTGACACTACAACCCATAGCACCAAATGTTATTATTTTTACACCCTCTGGTATAAGCAGCCAAGTATCTTTTTTTATACTTCCATGTGCTGATATTACTTTTACCTGTTTATTTTTAATAGCAGTTGTTACAGGTATTTTAACTGGTCTTTCTAAATAATTACTTATAATTGGACGCATATTTCTTAATTTGTTCGAAGCTGTCCTGAACATAGTCCCTTCTCTACTATAACGAATTGGTAACGGGTCGGGTACATAAGATGGTGGTGGAGCTCTCTCTAGAGCATTTGAAGGTGATTCGATCCCTAGAATATTTGAAGGTGGAGCGCTCCCTATAATATTTAAAGGTGATGCGCGTATTCTTGGTTCATTTAAATTCACAACTTCACCAGGAACCACGATTGCGGGTTTCCCAGGATTATCCTCTGGAGGAGAACTATAACGCATTCTTCTCAAAGTTTCTTCTGATTGTTGTGGAACTATGGGTCCTAATCCAAGTGCTGAATATTCTTCTTCACTATTTACACCACCATATTGTTTCATTGTTCTCCTTGTTCTCCTTGTTCTCCTTGTTCTCCTTGTTCTCCTTGTTCCCCTAAAAGAACGGGACTTTCTACTCCTTCTAAGGGAATGATTGTTTCTTCTAACTTTTTTTGACATTATATATAAAATAAATATTTAAAAAAATATTGGTTTATAGATATATAAATGATTGAATTAGGATATTACAACAAATATAAGGGTCCAGAATTAACATTAGCTCAGATATGGAAGCATGAATCAAAAAAAGAAGACATTACAGAACTTATTCGTGGATTTTATGGAGAAAAGAATAACTGGCATGGAATGCTTTATACTTATGAAGAGATATTTCCTCATAGAGAAGGAGAAAAATTTTACATAGAATTTGAAAGAGATGGAAGAAAACATTGGTTTCATGGATACGTGGGGACAAAAGAACAATTTTTTAATCCTCCCTTAGCGTCTCCAATGAATCAATCTTCTATTTAAAAAGATATTAGTATCATATAGTAAAATGTTTAAAAAACTTTATCGCAAAGGTGGTTTTGTATACATAGATTCAAGTGAACATCATAATATTGGTGAGATAGATAAAAATTCTTTTATCGTTAAAGAAATAGCAGAGAAAAATGGTGAAATAAAAAAAGAAGATGCTGTAAAAGCTTATTATATCTCAAAGGGATTTAATTATACACTGTAATTGACACTAAATAAACTTATTATTTTCCCAACAATATATGCCAAGAAAGCCAAGAATATTGTTTTAGTTAACATATTTGTTTGAAAACCTTCAATAAATCCTTTTACGTCAAAATCTATTTCAGGCATTTCATATTCTTCGTGAGATGCGTTTTTCTTCATAATACGCGGATGTAACCTTTTTAATATCATGGTATTATTACTAACATCCGAACAATTATTTTTTTCATATTTTTCTGATATCTCAATGAGTTTTTCAACAATATCAGGGACATACTTACCTAATCTATTCTCAACAACTTTCATGTTTTCTTCAAATCCTTCGCCTCCATTTGTTTCAAGATTAACAATCTTCCCCAATAACGGTATTAATTCATTACTAATACCTGTTTCACAAAAATCTTGAGCGAAATTATATAAATCAAGACATTCTGAAATGTGATGTGGATCAGTTAAGATAAATTTTTTTATCTTATTTTCAACATACATTAGTTCTTCCATATTGTTAGAATCACCCAGTTCATATAGATTTCTCATGCTCGTTATCTTATCTATATTTACACTATTATCTCCTTCAATCTCAAAAAGATTGTTGAAGCACCTCTTTCCAGCTGAATCATCTCCTTCTATATTTACATCATACTCTCTTTCCATCAAGTCAATTATAGATAATGGATTATTTGACATTATATATATATATAATATGTATTTATTTTAATTTATCTATCTTATTTTTAGCAGTTTCTAAAAATCTTGAACCGTCAATTATCTTTAAAAGGTTATCATGGAGTTTCTTATCTGTTTTCATAATATCTCTACCAATTAAAATAGAATCCATCCTTTGTTTCCCTTTTACACGAAAATCGTATTCTCTTAAAAAATTTTTCCAATCAATATTTGTTTTTATTGATCTTAATGTTCCACACGATGTTTTGAATGTAGAATAATATTTATTTGGTAAGTGTTTTGATAAATTGTATGCGAGACCCTTTTTCCAAGGAGCTATTTGATACCATACATTTTTATGGGATTTACAACACGATAAAACATCTGTTAAACTTTGATCTCCTGTAACTAATATGTCTTCTACACTTTCTTTCATTAAAGAAACAAATAATTCTCTAGGTTGTGGGAAAACATCCGCTCTAAAAGTAATGGATTTCTTTTTATTATCATTCTCTACTAATGGAACATTTTCTCCATCGGAATACAAAATATTCCAATTATCATAATATTTTGTTATTATTTTTTTTATCCGATTGTAAAATTGAGAATTATCATTAATATCATCATGAATCCAATCTGGAATTACAACTTCAAACTTAGGATAACGAGGAGAATATTTTTTACATATCATTTCTAAATAAGATACAAAACATGTCTTTGAATGTGTTCCCCACTCTGGGGATGGTTGAATATAAACAAGCGCATAAGGTTTTTTTACAAAAGTTTGTTTTTTAAGCTTAATATTACTAAACATTAAACCTAAATTATCTTTTCCTACACCAATAGGAAATGTATAAGGTGGATATTCCCCATTATATTCGCTAACACTGAATGTATTAAAAACATTCGAATATGGTATTAATTTTTGAAAAACTTTTATATCGAATGTTTTATTGATAATTGGTATAACAATCATAATATCAAACTTAATTTTCTTTTTGAGTATGAGTTCATCGTACTCAATACATTCAGAATCTTCATCATTTTGTTTGTTGTAAAGTTTATAAATATCTCCTTTTATTCCTAAACTTTCGTATTTAATGGGTGTTGTCGTACATATTGTTACTTTTGCCCCCGGATACCATGTTTTTAAATAATCATAAAATGTCTTACATACAATTATATCTCCAAAACCAGCACAAGGAGTATTGAATAATCCTATTTTTACACCATTGTAATTTTTCTTTTGTATTTTTTTATTTTCTCCTAATTTCCATACTGTATCATAGAGGTCTTCAAAATACTTACAATTATTTACAATGTCTTTGACATCATCTATATACATATTTATTATATTAATATATAATATATAAAATATAAATGAAGGGTGGGAAATTGATAGGGACGGGTTCAAGCTCTTGCGTTTTTTATCCGAATATACCCTGTAAGAAAAATGGAAAGGTAGACACTAATAGAGTAAGTAAATTATTATACCATTATGATGCGAAAAAACTAGCAAAACATGAAGAAAAACAATCAAAAATAATAAAAAAAATAAACAATTTTAAAGATTGGGCTATTATCTATGATGAATTTTGTAATGCTCCAAAACACAATGATATAGAAAAATACGATCCCGAAGGGTATGTTGAATGTTTTGGTGAAACAGGTGATAGTAATCCATATGAAAATGCTCAACTATTAAGTTCTGAATATGGTGGAGAAACATTTAAAGAAAAATTTAGGCAAATTTTTCAGGAAGTAAAAGAAACAGATGTAAGTTTGCGTTTCAAAAAATTAATGGTAATAGTTGAACCTCTATTCTTAGGAATAAAAGAAATGTATAAAAACAAAATAGTTCATAATGATATCAAACCAATTAACATTATTCATAAAAATGATAGTTTAAAATATATTGATTTCGGTTTAGCAAGTAAAGTCAATAATATTAGACATTTTAGAGTTCGTTCTTTAAATGAAACAATCACACACAGGATTTATATATATTATCCTCTTGATTATATCTTTTTATTTATGGATAAAGGGCAACGTCATACTGAATTAAACATGAATATAAGGTATAGAAGAAACTATAATATTTTAGAATATATTTATGCTATGTTTGGCCTCAATATTAATGATGTTTGTTTGTCCCTCTTAAAAAATATAGAAGACTATAATGTGACCGATGTAATTACTAAGATAGATGTTTATAGTTTAGGTATAACACTGGCATTTTTATTTTATGAAAATAATTTGTCAAATATAATGGAACTAGGCGATCCAATGATAAATGATTTCTTTTCATTATTTGGTGAAATGATAAATCCGGATCTAAAACAACGTCTTTTACCTACAGAAGCATACGATAAATTTATAAACTTAATGAAACAACATTCTATTAAAGGAAAAACATCTCCAAAGAAAGTGAAACACACGAGAAGAGTCACTCCGAGAAGGACTACAGCAAGAAGGGCTACGCCAAGAAGGACTACAGCAAGAAGGGCTACGCCAAGAAGGGCTACAGCAAGAAGGGCTACGCCAAGAAGGGCTACGCCAAGAAGGGCTACGCCAAGAAGGGCTACGCCAAGAAGGGCTACCTCGCGAAGAAATGTAAATATAAAACAGAGAAAGGATAGAAAGAAGCGTGTATAAATATCATATTTTTTATAATTTGTCTATTAATTATGAAATTAAATGATATTGATTTTAATAAATTGTCTGATAAAGAAATTATAAGTATATGTTTAAAATATAAACTCATTGAATTTGATGATATAAAAAAATACAGGAGACATGATTTATTAAAAATATTACATATATGGTTACATAAGAAATTAAAAAGTTACGGTCAAAAAAAAGAGAGTGGTGGAGTGAAATCAGTAGCTGTCCGTAGAATGTCTGTATCAGGAAACATGCAAAAGAATATAGTAAAAAATAACAGTGGTCCTCCAAAAGTACAAAGAGAGAGACGTATGTCTCAACCAACAACAAAAATAGAAAAGAAAGAAGCAGTTGAAACACATGAAAGAAATGTTATAAAACAAACATACTCTCAAGAACATAAAGAAGAAGTAAAAAAACTAAACCCTCAATATGATGTTATTGGTATGTATCCTGCGGTCGAAAGACTAGTAGCTATAGGGGATTTACATGGAGATTTACATGTTACACTTGCTGCCTTAAAATTGGCTGAAGTTATACCTCAATCATCTACTCCTCAAAATGTAGATAATATTCATTGGACAGGTGGTAAGACATGGATTGTTCAATTGGGTGATCAAATTGATAGATGTCGTCCAGATGATTGGGATAAAAATTGTATTAAGGATTTTAATGATGTAATTGAAGACGAAGGTAGTAACATGGCTATTGTTAAATTATTATTACGTTTAGATGAAGAAGCGAGACGTTTTGGGGGAAGAGTTTTAGGGCTTTTAGGCAATCATGAGTTAATGAATATTGATAAAGATTTTAGATATGTCTCTCCAAAAGAGTTCCTTGAATTTGTCCCTCAAAATGAAAGAAATAAGAAGATGACAAGCGACGGCTATCCTAATGGATATTACCATAGGACAAAAGCTTTTGAACGAGGTGGAAATATATCAAAACTATATGCCAGTAAAAAGAAATCTATTATGATGGTAGGTAGTTATATTTTTGTACATGGTGGAATAAGTTTAGATTTAGCCGATAAATATAGTATAACCGAAATAAATAATATCGTATCTAAATGGATGTTAAAAAAGACAGATAAAACAGAAGATAAAATTTTTGATGAAATATTTAGAGATGATGATGATATGTCTCCCTTTTGGTGTAGAATATTCGGCGAAGACGATGACTCTGAAAACACAGAAAGAAACTTTAACAGATTATTAGAAACTATTAATCATAAAAATAAATTGGTTCAACCTGCCAAAGGTATGGTAATAGCACACACGCCTCAGTTTATGGATGGTAAATATCTCAATGCTATTTATAATGATAGATTATGGAGAGTTGATGTAGGGATGTCTAGAGCTTTTGGAGAACATAGGGATTGTGGTGATGATAAATACAGACAACCCCAAATATTAATAATTCATAATGATAATCGGTTTGAGGTGAGAAAAAAACCATTAAATTCAGATAGACACCCTAGTCCTGGGATTGGTGGTAAAGTAAGTTTAGAAGATGAAATGATGATGTTTTAATTTCTTTTAAGTATTATCTATATCTAAACTTTTTGTCCTGTTAATAAATTGTTTATCATTTTTAAATTGAACCCTTTTTCTATTGATAAATACTTCTACATTTTCTATTTTTTTATTTATTCCATTAATTGAATCAAAAATACTCGCAAATTTCTTTTTATTCTCTAAGTATGTCTTTATATTCGCATATACAAAACAGATTATAATTGAATATAAAAAAAGACTTCTCATAGTTTTTATTTATTTTTAACATGTTTTTAAGTCTATTTAAATGTTGTATATAATATATATAAGACATTTTGTCTGAAACATGAGTGTTAACTTTCAACAATTAGCTCCTATTTTTGCCGTTTGTATGGGTGCAGGAAGTATGTTAATAAATTATGGTTCAACTGCTCAAACACTAAAGTCATTAGAATTAAAAGTAGAGGCTCAAGAAAAAAAAGTGAATACTATTGATATTATGGCTAACGACATAAGTCATATTCAAGGTAGCGTTGATGATTTAAAAGTGAATATTAAAAATGATTTCGCGGATTTAAAAAATGAATTAAAAGATATTAAGCAGCGAATGAGATAAATTAAATTATGTGATGTTTGTTAGGGCAGAAGGGATACCTGCCATTTCTTTATCATGTTCTGTACATGTATTTGGTAACTGTATGTCTTGAATCATATCCATAAAAGGCTCCAGATTTTCATATATTTTACATTTTCCACCACCCGTCATCTTCTCAATTTCTTTAAGAAGATAATGGGACTTAAGACCAAATTCTTTCCACTGTTCAAGTTCTGATTTAGGAGGATTGTATTCTCTTTTGATCTCCCATGTTGTAACGGGATAATGTATTAGCTCAATATCTACGAGTTTGAAGAGGTTTGAATACTCATTGTTGATAAGAATAACCTTCTTCGCATCTCCAGGTATCCTCTGAGAAGGGACTTCTAGAACTGGAAAGATAGCTATTCTATAAATCTTACAAAGTTGTATCGTTTTTGACTCCATAGCAGGGATATACATAGTTCTGATAAAGCGGTCTCTTTCTTTGTGTTCGTTTTCGGGTATGTTGGAAAATGCCCAATACACGGCGACTTCATACATGTTATTGTTCACAAATGTATAATCACGGTTCTTGTAGACTTCAATAGATCTCTCACGCATCATCTTTCTTTTGATTTTTTCTTCTTTTTCTTTCTTAATGGCTTCTTTTTTCTCTTTGACCTGTTCGGAGGTGAGTTGAGGACATCTCACATATGTGTGACCCGCTCCACCACAGTGACTACAGGGCATCTTTTCTCAATGTTTAGACTATTTAAATTGTCTCTCCAATTATATTTCAAATTTGAAAAAGTTTAAAGATATCATAGAAACAAAATACTAACAAAGATAAGATGGCAAATGCATACATGCTCGCAAAAGACTATCATCCAGGCATGCCTTTCCCCAAATCAGCTACAGGATCTCCTCCACCAATCGGTTGGTATTGGTCTGAAAAGTTTGATGGATATAGGGCTCAGTGGATGGACGATGATCAAGAATTTTACTCCCGTGCGATGAAGCTCTTCATATCTCCCGAATGGTTTAAGTTTGCGATGCCACCTAAATTCCGCATTGATGGTGAGCTTTGGGTGGGAAGAGAAAACTTCGAACACATGGGTGTGGTAAGGAGAAAAGAACCTGAAGAAGAAGATTGGATCCCAGTTAAGTTTATGGCTTACGACCTCCCCGATATTGATAAGCCTTTCTCTGAGAGGATTAAGATTTTAAAGAAAGTAGTGAAGGACAATGAAAAAAGGTGGGAGATCATCCGTAAGAAATTTCCAGAACCATTCAATAAACTGGAGTGTCCTCTGGTTTTCGCCCCTCAAACGAAGATAAAGTCTGAAGAACAAATGATGGAAGCATACAAAAAGATTACTCAAAAAGGAGGAGAAGGGATCATGATTAAACAAGGTGAATCTGCCTATTGCGACGGACGTTCATCTCTCATGCTAAAGCTGAAACCTTCTTTTGACGAGGAAGGTATCATCATAGATTATACTGGGGGAAAGGGAAAGTATGTGGGGCTACTTGGTGGTTTCGTATGTCATCCTCTCAAGAACATGGATACATACCATCTCATTGACAAAGATAAGAATCATGAGTATACCGTATCCGGTATGGATGACGCTGTCCGTGAAAACTATAAAGAAACACATCCAATTGGAACAGTAATCACTATTACTCACTCTGGTCGGACAGCCGCTGGAAAACCACGATTTGCTAGGTATATGAGGATAAGGGATGATGTAGTTATCAAGGATGAACCGGACGAAGTATCTACCGAAAAGATAAACCTCATCATCAAGATTTTCAAAGAAGTTTCAGAGTATGAGAAAATGAATGGACAAAAGTTCAAGGCATCATCCTATATGAAGGTGATTGAAGGTCTCAAAAAGATGAACTCTGATATAGATCTTACAGAAAACAATATCAAATCTATCAGAGGTGTTGGCGATAGTCTATACAAGAAGATTGAAGACATTAAGAAAACAGGGACAACATCCATCTATGAAAAGATAAAGAACATCAAAGATCCTAGAGAAGATTTTATGAAGATTCACGGTGTAGGACCAAAGAAAGCAAAAGAACTTGTTTCTGCTGGCTACACATGTATTCAAGATCTCAGAAACATCAAGAAGAAAGGCGAAGTCTTGAACAATGTTCAAATAATGGGTCTACGTCATTATGAAGATCTTTTGAAGAGGATTCCATTTGAAGAAATTCAAAAGCATGAAAAACTTTTGAAAAACGTATTGAAGAAAGTAGATAAAGAGGCAGAACTTACAATTGCTGGTTCATATCGCAGAAGAAGGAAGGATAGTGGTGATATTGATGTCCTCATTACTTCAAAAGACAAAACGGTTTATACAAGATTTGTAAACAAGCTGAAGAAGGACGCTTATCTTATTGAAGATCTGGCATTTGGTAGAAAGAAATACAATGGTATTAGTAAGATTGGAAGAGATGGTTCGGGTAGACGTATAGATATTATGTATACAAAGCCACATGAGTATCCATTTGCAATCCTTTACTTCACAGGATCAAAGGAATTTAACCAAATGATGAGGCAAGAAGCAAACACAAAGGGGTATACTCTTAATGAGTATAACCTTGAAGAACTTACAGAAGAAAAAAATGTAGTAGATCCAAATGGAGAAGAGATTAAAACAGAAAAAGATATCTTTGATTTCTTGGAAATGGGATATGTAGAACCATGGCAAAGGGAGCTTTAAATTACTTCTTCATTCTAACTCTACGTGTCTTATTACGCTTATTACGCTTATTACTTTTCTTTCTTGTTTTCTTTTTAGAATAATGTTTATTGTATTTATTCCAATCTAATTTTTTATTTTTAAGGGCATCTTCATACCAATTTTTCATCCAAGATATTTCTTTAGAACCTTGGTCAAGCATACTCTCACAATCTAAATTTCTCATATTAGGATTTAATACTTTATTTTTTTCAACACGACGACAAACTCTTATAAATTCTTTTTGTTTTTTTGTATATCTTTTACCACCCCCTTTCTTTGTTTTTGATTTAGTCTTTTTATTTTTCTTTTTAGTCTTTTTAAATTTTCTATCTCTTACTTTTGAATATCCAATAGCTCCTGCGAAAGCAGTCGCCCCTACTTTTAAAGTCCCTAATATACATGGTGTACAAGCCGCAGCTATCATTTAATATATGTTATATTAAAAAATTTTTTGTAGAACTATATATATTATAATGGGTAATTCACAAAGTAATGAAATTAGTGAAGAATATACAAAATATATTGAAGAACAAAAAAAAATAATTGAATCTCAGCAAAATCAAATAAATAGACTCGCAAGACTTAATACCAGGGAAATACCTAAACAAACTGTGACAAAGAAACCACATAAAAAACAAATGAAAAATGATGAAAAACTAGATTTTATATTAAAATTATTTGAATTAGATAAAAATTATGATGAGAATTCTTTAAAAAAGGGATACCTTAAATTAGCATTAAAACACCATCCAGATAAAGGTGGAGATGCTGAAAATTTTAGAAAGATAACACAGGCATATCAGTTTTTACTTAAAAAATTAGGAGAAAAAGATAGTCGTAAATCTCACAATGATTTAAAGACAGAAAATGAAGAATTTACACGTAATCAGATGTCTGATAATAGAAAGAATGTTAATTTATCAGATAAATTCGATAGAAATGTTTTTAATAAAATATATGAAGAAAATCGTCAAGAAAATAACTTTGATAGTGGGTATGAAAAATGGATAGAAGAAAATCAACTTACAAGTGATAAAATAGAGAGGGGAGATGTAAGTAAAAACAATTTCCATCAAAAATTTCAAGAAAAAAAGAAAAAACAAATGAAAGGGGAGATAGTAAACTATGAAGGACCCCAAGTTTCTATTTCCTTTAGAGGAAAAGATAGTTTAGTTACATTAGGAGATGATAAAGTAGATGATTTTAGTGGTGAAAGTAGTTCGGGTTTACAATACAGAGACTATCGCGATGCTTTTTCTAATAGTCATCTGATAGATGTATCTTCGGTTGATATTTCTCATCGTAGTAAAACAATAAGACAGGCTAATACAGAACGTAAAAGTATTTCATACGAGATGACTCAAGAAGATTTAGAAAAACAAAAAAAAATTCAAATAATGGAAGAGAAAAGAGAAGAAGAACGTGTAAAAAGATTACAACAATCTGATCAAAGTGCCTTTAGCACATATGATGCTATACATCAAAGGATGCTTGGAAGATAATTTAATCAACGTGATTTCCACCTCTATTAACAAGGTAATCTTCTTGATCTGATGTTAAACAAACACATCCGTTATTAGATAAATAAGGAGAATCTTCACAACAAGATATAGATGTTTTATTTGTTTCTAACATATTCATTCTTTTTGGTGTATTTTCATTACCATCTACAGTTGGACCATTTTCTAATTTTGAGTTATCAGCCCTCTTTACTTTTAGAGGGATACTTGTTCCTAAAAATGTATTTACTTCTGATTCATCTGCTAAACCATACACATTTTCTTTTTTAAGATGATCAAAACATAAACCATCATACATTCCCATTGGTGTTGTTGTTTTGTATTCTGCGAAATGCCTTACTTTACGGGATTTTAAATTATCAGTATTTTCTTCGCTTTCTTCAATATCTTTTTGTTCCCATTTATCATTTTCTATCTCAATATCCATTATTCTTTCTTGTAACAGTCCAACGTGTTCTTCTTGATCCATCGCTGTTACCTTATTTTCTAAATCTCTTATTCTTTTCTTTAATTTTTTCATTTCATTCATTTTAGCCTTTTCAAATAAATCTTTTGGAATCTTGATATTACCTAAATCTAAATTTAAGTTTATAGGTCGCCCATTTAAAGATAAGTCAGAAGGTACATTTATATTTGGTGTTACCATAGAACCACCTATATTATTAACTGAAAAATTAGGGTCTATTTCTAAATAGAGGTTAAAGAGTTGTGAAATTTTGTTACTATTTGTACCTAATGTCCCTTCTTCATCCATTTCACGAAGTTCGCCTTCAAGTTCTCTAACAGTATCTAATAATTCTTGAAACTTTTGACTATCTACGAGGTTAACAGAGCGTGTTGCACCATCACCGCCACCAGCACCTCCTGTAGCATCTCCACCTGCAGCATCTCCACCTTCACCTCCTACAGCATCTCCACCTTCACCTCCTGTAGCATCTCCACCTCCTGCAGTAGGGGGCGATACGACAGCGAGTGTTTCTTCTTGATTGGGTTGTGTATCTTCTCGATTTGTATCTTCAAGAATTGTATTACCTTCTATTATATCTCCTGTGAAGGCTCCATTTTTATTATTGTATATTATGTAAATAAATATCCCTGTTACTACAAGTAGTAGTGGGATGTTTTCTTTAAAATCGTATGAGTAAAGAATATAAACATACAAAACGATTATGAATATATTCATGTATTTTTTAAGAATATCAGTGAACATCAATATAATATATTTAATATAATTATTTAAAACATTATAATAAATTATATTGATATAAGATGGAATGTGTTGATATCAAGAATGAATGGACGTTATGGTATCATTCTATTAATGAAAACAAATGGGGAAAGTCTTCATATAAAGAACTATTTCGTGTGAAAGATTTATATGAAGTTCATCTTATCTTTGATATATTTAAACAAAATCATTATCAAAATGGAATGTTTTTTCTTATGAAGAACCGTATATTTCCAAATTGGGAAGATCCTAGTAATCGGTTGGGTGGTTGTTTATCGTTCAAAATTTCTTCTAAGAATGTTATTGATGAGTGGAAGATTATCTTTTTAAAATGTGTACTTGAGACATTACTTAAAGATGATAATGATAAAATTAATGGTTTATCAATATCTCCTAAAAAAGAATTTAATATTGTAAAAGTGTGGTTTTCAGAAACAATAGATTATAAGAATAAATTTATAGAAAAGAATAATTCACAATTAATTTTAGAAAATTCATTATATAAAAAACATGTTGTTGATAATTAATCACCCCCTGTATTTGGAGCTAAACAAAGTTTTATATTTCCGAGTGAAGCTACAGCATATTTTATTATTAAAGGATAATCATTTTTGATGTATAGATTGATCTGGTTACATAGATTTGTACATTTTGTGAAAAGACTTAAATATTTCAAAGAAAATTCCCCTTGAATTGGTAAAGACTCTGGTGAAGTTTGATTGAACTTTAATCCATTATTTGTTTCGCCGAGAGTTGTTTCTTGTGAAGCAAAATCACCTTCACAATTTAAGATAAGTTGTGAACCGATACTCTTAATTTCAATATTTTCCCCAATATTTACCATATCTCTTATTATCTTTTGGAAATCCCCAGAAGGTAATGACAATTCTGTTTCAAATTCAGCAGGCGGAATACTAATATTATCATCAGGAATATCTAATAGATTTAATTTGTATATTGTTTGTGAATTCTTTTCATTATTATTGATCATAATTCCCAATTTATTTTCATTTTCATTTTCTACAAATAGTG